CGGCCCTAGTTAACCAGACTAAGAACCTAGCAGGCATTGCTGCTACTCAGTCTGACCTAGACATGGGTATGCGTCAGAACTTCAATCAGTTGTCACAGGCGTTTGATGACAACGGTCAGCTAATCCAAAACTCCATCGATGCAAATGGTAATACTATCATGCGGGAAATGGATCAGAACGGTAACCTAATGCTTCGTGCGATGGATGCGCAGGGCCGTGACATGGGTAACAAAATCATAAACGTAGCTGACAGTGTAGGGCAACTACAACAACTACAACGTAAGGCAGGGGCAAATATTAGTATGGGCAATCTAAGCCCAACTTCTCAGGGGGTCATTCCAACAGGTGGCTTTGCGTCACCGTTCACTACGACACAGTAAGGAAACACTATGCACCCCGATACAATTTCAAACGATGGCATTGATCTAGTCAAGACGTTTGAAGGCTTACACAAAGTACAACCAGACGGAACCATATCCAGTTATCTCTGCCCTGCAGGAAAATGGACGATTGGCTACGGCAGTTGCAAGGGCGTTCGTTCTGGTATGAAGATCACGATAGAGGAAGCTGAGTTGCGGTTGCGTGAAGATTTACGCACCGCCGAAGCTGACGTTAAGCGTTACGTTACAGTCCCTCTAACACAAGGACAATATGATGCTTTGGTATCATTCGTCTTTAACCTTGGCGCAGGCAATTTTCGATCATCAACGCTATTAAAAAAGCTGAACCAAGGTCTTTATAATGACGTTCCAGAACAAATCATGCGTTGGAATAAAGCCCGTGTGGGTGGAAAGCTAACAGTTCTGAATGGTCTAACACGTCGTCGTGCTGCAGAGGCTGCTATCTTTAGCCGTGATGCTAAACTACCATCTGCAGAGGGTGGCCCTACCATGCCACAGAAAGTGGCTGCAGCGGCCCCTAAACCTCTTGCTAAGTCTAAGACAATGGCGGGGGCAGGTATCGCAGGTGCTGCAACAGCACTAGGCGAGATCACCCCACAGATTGAGGCCTTAGTACCTTACTCTGACAGTATGAAGACAATCTTCCTGCTATGCGCATTGGGCGGTATCGCTTTGGCTGCATACGCACGATTTAAGGACCACAAAGACGGGGTTCACTAATGTTTGTCATCGGCAAGATCAAAACTTACATCATCGGTGCTTTAGCTGTTCTGCTACCCATTCTTTATGTTTTGGGACGCAAGGACGGTAAGACGATAGAGAAGTCCAAAGTTCTTGCCGATGAACTACAGGCCAAAGACAAGGCCAAAGACTTTTACAAAGCGATGGCAGAACATGAAGAATTTAATCCTACTAGCCGTGATGGCCTCACTGACAGGCTGCGCAGGGACGGTCTATAGAACCCAGTTAGAGGTCTACTGCCCACCGCTTTATACTTACTCTGAAGAGTTCAATAGCGAGTTGGCAGACGAGATAGATGCATTGCCAGATGACTTTAACGCAATCCCTGCAGTTATCACCGACTACATCAAAGTAAGAGATCGCATCCGTCACTGCGAAGAACAGAAGGAAAAACTATAATGGGCTTTTGGGCAGATACATTTGGGGGCGGTAATAGCTTTTCTGAGAGTGTAGCTAACGTCTTCACGCCAAATGATGGCGCAAGTTACGTTGGCGGTAATCTAGTATACGACTCTGGATCAAATGCAGGTTCAGCGGTTCCTGTACACTCTTCTGGTAGCGGTTACGGCACAAGCAGTGATGGTTCTGGGCCTGCCTATTCAGGCTCTGCAAACTCTGCAAGTACGGGGTATGTAGTTAAAGATGGTGATACACTAAGCGCAATTGCTGCACGTTCAGGTAAGACTGTTGATGAATTAATGGCTCTGAACCCCAGTATTACAGACCCCAATCAGATTGCTGCAGGCGCAGCCCTTAATACAGGTGGTGCTGCTAGTTTCTTTAAAGACGGTATTTCTATCTTTGATAAAGAGAAGAACAACGTAAAAGGTGCTGCCCCTACAGGTATGATGAAAGCATTAGGCTACGTCACGCCTACTGGCATAATCGGTAAACTTGCAGGTTGGGCAAATGGCCTAGACCCAGAAAAAGATAAAACAAGTGTTGTTGATGGTCGTCAGGTTTACGTGAACTCTGACGGTATGAACTATTCATACAACTTCCTTGGCCTGCCTTACGAAGTCAAAGTTAAAGACGGTAAAGTATTCGACAGCCTTTCAGAAGATGCTAACGGATTATTCCCAGGCGATGAAGGTTATAGCAAAGCGACTTCAGGCTATCAGAGAATGGCTGATGAACAACGTGCGCAAGGTAACAACGACGAAGCAGATCGCATTCTAGCAGAAGCGGAAACAAACTCTTCTGAGCCTACAGGCGGTGGTGGTAGTACAGGTGACGGTACTGGCGCACTTAACATTGCCAATATCACGCAGATGGCTATCGACGCAGGTATCATTACATCTAACGCAGAAATCGAAGCAATGCTTGCAGACCCAATGGGCTACTTTGCCCGTAAGGGTATGAAGCTATCTGATTTGGTTTCAGGCAATGTTGTAATTGATCCCAACACTGAAGGTACATCTATTGATCCAAACGCAGAAGGATTGATGCTAGAAGGGGATGCAAATGTTGATCCTGCCCTAGTAGACGAGACTGCTACAATTGATGGTGTTACTCCTGCCCCTACAGAAACCTATATAGCGGATACAGTTGCGGATAATATAGCAGGTAACTCTCTCGCTAACGTAGACGCTGTTACAGGCACGGTAAGCAACGATGCGCTACTAGACCCCAATGAAAACCAAATCGACGTTACAGGGGCCGCTACAGGCGTTAATGAGGACGGTACAGTTAGTGTAGTAGGTGAAGCCCTTAACGACTACGCCTCAATCAACACTTCTATGATCATTGATACGTCTACAGTATCAGGTAAGTTGCTTGCCCAAAGACTACGTGACGAAGGCGAAAACTACGTCGATAGTAAAGCTACGATCCTTGGTCAGATGAAAATCATTTCTGAGGAATTCAAGGGACCAAATGGCGAACCAGTAATTCCACCTTGGGCGCAAGGCATGGCCCGTGAAATCCAACGGTCTATGGCATTCACTGGGGTTACAGGCACTGCAGCTACAGCAGCAATGTCTAACGCTATCATGGAAGCGACACTAGGTATTGCAGAGAAAGAAGCTACGTTCTTCCAAACTCTGACCACTAAGAACCTAGATAATCAGCAACAGTCTCTGATTAATAAGATGAACATCCTGTCTAAGTTTGAAGTTGCAAACCTAGATGCACGTCAGGCTGCTATGGTTCAAAATGCCAAACATTTCATGGAAATGGACATGGCTAACCTGACCAATGAACAGCAAGCCGAAGTTCTAAATACGCAAGCAATGGTAGACGCTTTGTTTAATGACCAAGCGGCCTTGAATGCTGCCCGTCTGTTTGGTGCAGAACAGGGCAACGACATGCAGATGTTCTATGATGAATTGGTATTCCAAGCGCAGCGTTATAACAGCCAAATGCTAAACGAAATGCGTCGGTTTAATACAGGCGAAATTAACGATGCTGCAGAGTTTAATGCGACAATGGAAGATAGCCGTGAACGCTATAACTCAAACATGCAGTATCAGATCGATGTCTACAACGCTGATTGGAGACAGAAGGTTACAGAGACAAACGCAGAGATGCTTTATGATGCATACGCTGCAGATGTTAAGAATGCCGCTGACCTAAACCAAGAAGGCCTAAACCGCATCTGGGATCGTGTTGATAGTATGTTGGATTACTACTTCAAAGGATCACAGACAGAAGCTGAACTAGAAGCCCGTGTTCTTATGGCAGAGATTGCTGCAGCATCTAATAGCAGTAGCGGTGGCGGTAACAGCGGTATGTGGAGTGCTATTGGCTCTATTGGTGCTGCTATTATTACAAAATCTGACATCCGTCTTAAAGAGAACATTGAATACCGTGGGGTCATCAGCGGCATCCCAGTATTCACATGGGATTGGAACGATGAGGCAAAACGTATTGGCGTTCATAGGAACCCAACCTTCGGGGTAATTGCCCAAGAAGTCCAGAAAACCCACCCTGATGCAGTTATCGAAGGGAAAGATGGCTACCTCATGGTTAACTACGGGAAGCTAAGATGAATTTCCAAGATGCAGTACGCAAATCCATCAAGAATTTTTTAGATGGGAAAATGCCTAAAAACCTTACCAATATGAATGAAGGCGAGATTGTATTCACCCCTGAATACTTTGATGGCTTTGCTGAAAGCCTACAAGATGCGCCTGCACCAGAAGAAGAAGAGGAAGACGATGAGATTTGAAGCCCCCATTCCTGGTGCTAACCTAGTAGCTGATAACCGTAAGTATCCTTGGCACCGTCCACCTGATATCACTTCATATGATGAAGCCGTAGATTATATGATTGAACGGCTTACACAGGAAGAGAATGCAGAAATGATGTATTCACTTCTGGAAATCAAAACTCCTGTTACAGCGATTGTTTCAGGTATGCTTATGCAAGCCATTGCTAAAGGTAAGTTTCAGATTGACCTAGCAATCCTGATTGCAGGGCCAGTAGCACGTTATATCCAAATCCTAGCTGAAGACGAAGAGATGAATTACGAGATGGGTCTAGACGATCCAGATCGCCTTCGTGTCACGCCTACGCTTCTGAAAGCTGCACTAGGTATTGTTGATGATGACGATGAAGAAGAGACACCAGAACCACAAGCTATGCCTATGGGCGGTTTAATGGGTGCGCCAACACAGGCAGAAGAAGGTGTTGCGACTGAAGATGAACAGGCCGCAATGCTAGGAATTGTCGGGGAAGAACCTACAGAAGAGGACGTGTAATATGGCCCGTAATTGGAGAAGCGTTAACCCCGCTAATTATCGTAAAAAAGAAAATATGGCAGGCGCACTTCTTGAGGGCTTTGCCAGTGTCTACGTCCCTACAGTTCTAAAGCAAAAAGAACTGGAAGATAAACGTGCTTACGAAGAAGAAAAAGAACGCAAGGCCCGTGCGGCTGCAGCGGCAAAGGCTGCTAAAGCGCAGGAAGCTAAAGATAAGAAGCTTGCTAGAGATGCTAAAGCACTAACCGTTAAGTACAGCGGTTCAGACAATAATCCAGAAGCTTTAGTGTATTTTACTCAACAGCTACAGCTTTATGGTGGCGATGTAACCAAGGTAGAAAATAGCACTGTTGATATGATGGATAGAGGTAACCTAAAGTTTGTTACCAAGACTGAGTCTCGTCCTCTACAGGGTCCAGATGTTCCTAGTGATTTCCCAACAAGTTTGACTGTTGGCGATAAAACTTATGATGAAGTAAAAAGTGGTGGGCCTCTGACAGTAGGTGCGTTGGATAATGTTGCTAATAACGAAAATAACTCTGATGCGGTTCGTGACGAAGCAGGGCAGATGTCTGAAATATTTGCGCCTGTATCCGAAGAACCTAACATGGACACTCCTGTTGAAGGTATTGAGATTACGCCGTTTGGGCAACAAGAGGCCAAACTTGACTATGATCGACTAGGCTCTCTTGATGATATTCGTCGGTACGAAATGGAGATAGAGGCAGAAGGTATTAAACTATCAAAAGAAGCCTTGGGTATTATTGAACAAGAGAAAAAGTTCCTAGAGACAGGTGCTGTTGAAGCATCAATTAAAGAAGCTTATTCCGATGAAACCTACACAGACTACAAAATCGCTAGGTTGGAGAGTACACCAGAAGGACGTAAGTCAGACGAGTACATAGCACTACAGGCTGTTAAACAGTGGCATCAAAATCAAGAACCAAAACCTTACTCTGCGCTAGTATCCGCTGAAGCAGCGACAGAAGCTGAAGATGTAGACGAATTACAAAGAAAACTTCGTGTTGCTATGCAAATGGGTGCTTCTGAAGATGAAACAGCCGCACTTAGAAATGAAATTGTCATACGCAGTCAGCAAGAAACTACTGAAGCAAGTACCTTGTCTGTAGAAGATACCGTTGACCTTGCAACAAGAAGCGTTGAAGAACTGAAAAATATTCAGACAGCATTACAAAGTGATGACCGTCCTGAAGCGGTAGCTATGAATACTGTGGTAGGTACTCTGCTTGCGGGTAAAGAGAACGTAAATCTATCTGAATATCTAACAGGAATAGGTTCTGTTAACGCAACAAAAGAACGTATCCTACAGATAACAAATGATACATCTATAGACGAGAAAACCAAAAAGTCTGTTCTCGACATTATGAACAATCACCTAAAAGACCTTGAACAAGATGCCACAGAATTGAAACTTACAGACCAAGAGTATTTTGGTGAAGTTAGCATTAAAGGTAAGCCTGTTCGAGTAGACTTTATTCTAACAGAAAAAGGTGAATTCTTCTCACCAACACTGCAGAAGACATTTAGCAGAACAGAGGTAACGAACCCTCAGAGTGTAGATAACTTCAAGACAATGATGGGCAATGCTACACGTCTACAGGATAACGTGTTTGCCAAGGTTATTGCCTCACGTACAAATGTAGAAGACTTACTTATCCGTGCTAAGTCCTTGGATGATATTGTACGCACCTCTGATGCATCTGTACTGACCTTTATTGGCGGTAAAGCAGCAAGTGTTATACAACGTCTTGAAAACGAAGTTGGTGCCTTGGATGCATACTTCCGTGGCAACTCGGAAGAAGACATTCGGGCTACAATTTCACAGATTGTGACCTCCGACGCACAGGATAAAAATACACAAGATGCTATGGAAAAGGTCGGTATTAATGCCGATCTATACGCACGTTATCAGTCACAACTAATTGAATTCGCATTTGTGTATGCCCGTACAGGACTTGGACAAGAGCGTACAACAGACCAAGACTTTAAGGCAGCTATGAATGTTGTGGCGGCAGGAAGCAGCTATCCTACCTTCACGAAGAGTTTGCGTGACCTTGTTAAGAAGTCCTACGAGATCAATCAGGTGGAACATGATAAGTACCTCAAACGTCCTGATGTATTGATTGCTGTAGATCAACCAGGTGCAGATAAATACTATGCAGACTTCTTGATCGACATGAATACATACATGGGCGGTCAGCAAAACATGCAGACACCAATTGGGTGGATGAACCAGACAGTGACTGCCCCTGAAAGTTCAGAGACTAAAGTTGTAACTACCGATGCACCTAAAGTTCTCAGCATTGGTCAAAGAGTTGGGGCTATGAAAAATAGTCCTCTATTCAACGACATTAAAAATCAACTTACTTCCATAACTAATGCAGACACTCTCAGTAAATCTCTGGACATCTATGCAAAGCAATTTGATGTTCCTGTAGATGTTTTGAGAAAAGAAGTCGGATTGACAAAATAAGGAATTCATCATGGCTACATTAACCCAAGACGAAATAGAATTCCTTAAATCACAAGGTCTTCCTGTACCCGAAAATGAACCTGAAGAGGCACCTACTTCAAGTACGGCCCCAGAAGTTAAGCTAATTCCTGATGAACTTATCTATGGTGGTACAGAAGAAGATTGGCAAGAATACACTGATAGTATCGTTCAACAGAATACTGCACCAGAAACACCAAAGGTTCCTCAAGAAACCCGTGATTCGTTTACTTATGACAACCTGTATGGTGAGTTTGTTGATCCTGACGATAGTCAACTAAAGCCTAAACCTGAACTAAGCACCTTTGATAAATTTGGTGCTATGTGGTACGACGT